CCTCTTCCGAGGGTTAGTAGTGGCCCGAACAGTGGTGCGTTCGGCTCAGCCGATAACACCACTCTCCTATCCGTCAGCCATCAATATGGCCGTCGGACCCGCCGTGCTCTGCGGCTCTCGAACTCGAAGATCTCTGCGGACCCAATGACACCGAGTCAAAACGTCAAGAGCAGCATGAGCTGTACTCTTGTCGTCGACACTCCTGTCAACGGATACTCCGTTGCAGAAGCAAAAGCAGTGGTGGACGCCCTTGTGGCGTACCTCACTGCCAGTACGGGAGCCAGGGTCACCCAGTTGCTGGGTGGAGAGAACTGATCCGTGATGGCTCACGCCAGCACGGGTTGATCAAGTTCTTACTGCATTGAGACATGGCTGAGGAACACCTACCGCACAGAAAGGCGGAGCTGTTGAAAAGCCTGATCATGCTCGCTCAGGTCGTCCTCTTTGATTTGGGGACGAGATGCGCCACAAGCACCGCGAACGACTATAAAACAGTCGTTCGTCGGACTGAACACGAGGGCCTATCGTTTCTTACGATAGGTCTGGCTAACTTCGGAAAGGACTTCGAAAAAAGTCTCGACCGAGGTTATGTCGCTCACAGCTCCTTCGCTGGTTTTAAGCGTCGGAGAGGTCTCCCCCTATTTTTAAGGGGTTTCCTTGAGCGTGTGTTCAGCCCTGGTACTGGCCGATTGCTGCCAGATCCTGATGTCCATGCGATCTTCGCAATACGTCAGTTCACACTGATGTGGAGCAAGATCAACTTGGAGTGTACTCCTAGGAGGACACGCCAGGCCATGGTGCAGTATCTGCAGTGTGAGCAGGACTTACGTCAGAACGACCTCCGTCTGAAGTCATCTGAACCTGATAGGCTCGATGATTTCGCGCGGGTTGGCCGTCGTCTCTGGGTCGACTTTTTCTCTGCGATAGACTCGAGAGTCTACAACGAGGGAGTCGTTCCCAAACACGGTCCTGGCGCCACCGCTGACAAGCTTCGCGGCAACGCGAAGTATGAACAGCTGACGTGGACTCGCAGGTTGGATGGCGTGTTCCCTCATTGGGAACAAATCATCCCATCTGAGTCCTTCCTCGAGAGGACGGACAGAGTTAAGATCCTCGAACCCGGAGAAGAGATCCCTGTCAGGGTGATCTCCGTTCCAAAGTCGCTGAAGACCCCACGTATCATCGCGATTGAACCTACCTGTATGCAGTATATGCAGCAGGGCGTTCTCTCGCTGATGGTGGAGGAGATGTCTCGCTCTGACAACACGAGACATTTCGTTATGTTCGAATCGCAAGAGCCAAATCAATGGCTCGCGCGAGAGGGTTCCATGAATGGGAACCTCGCCACACTTGATTTGAGTGAGGCTTCGGATAGGGTCTCCAATCAGCATGTACGTCTCCTTGTCAAGAATCACCGCGCGCTACGCGAAGCGGTGGACGCGACGAGGAGCCGGAAGGCTGATGTACTCGGCAGGACTATTCGTCTTGCCAAGTTCGCGTCGATGGGTTCAGCTCTCTGCTTTCCCTTCGAGGCGCTCGTCTTCGCGACGATCGTCTTTGTGGGGATCGAAAGAGAGCTCAATCGGCAGTTGACCCAGAAGGACATTGAGTCCTTCTATGGTCGGGTGCGCGTCTACGGGGATGATATCATTGTCCCCGTAGAATACGTGGAATCGGTTGTCCGTGAGCTCGAAGCTTTTGGGCTTCGAGTCAATACCGACAAGAGTTTCTGGACTGGAAAGTTCAGGGAGTCTTGCGGTAAGTATTACTACGATGGCTATGATGTATCGATAGCCAAAGTGCGTAATCTTCTCCCGGAGAACCGGCGGCACGTTGAAGAGATTGCTTCCGTGGTGTCCTTGCGAAACCAGTTATACTGGCTCAATATGGACATCTCGGTGGCCTTCCTTGACGGATGGATTGGGAGGATTATACCCTTCCCATACGTCACTGAAGAGTCATCTCTTCTGGGTCGTCATGCAATCTGCCTCCCTAGCCAGGAGACCAGGCATGACCCCGATTACCAGGTCCCTCTTGTCAAGGGTATGGTGATCGAGTCCAAGTTGCCAGCGTCACCGCTGGACGACTATGGAGCCCTTATGAAGTGGTTCTTGATGAAAACGAAGAGCGATAAGCCCTTCGAAGACGAGGATCACCTTCAACGTGCTGGGCGACCCGTGTCCGCTCGCATCAAGACACGGTGGGCAAGACCTTAATCCAGTCTTGCACACAATGGGTTCCGCTAAGGATCTGAATTACCTTAGCGGGATGTAGCGTG